GACCGTTTCATTGATTACATGTTTGATGCTACAATCCTTGCCCGTGCAGCCAGAACCATTCGTATGCGTTCTAACACAGCTGACATTGATAAGGTCGGAGTTGGAACAAGATTGATGACAGTAGCAACTGAAGCAACAGATACAGCTTCAAATGCAGCAGTTACATTCACAAAGATTTCTTTAACAACAAAGAAACTACGTCTTGACTGGGAACTATCAAGCGAAGCACTAGAAGATAATATCGAAGGTGCAGATCTTGAGGATCACATTGCACGTCTGATGGCAACACAGGCTGGTAACGACATCGAAGATCTTTTGATCAACGGTCTTGGAACTGGAACTGGTTTGATGTCAGCATTCGCAGGTTTCCGTGCATTAGCGCTATCAAGTGCTAACGTCGTAAACGCTGGTGGTGCAACAATCAGCAAGGCAGTATTCAACAGCGCAATTAAGGCATTGCCACGTAAGTACAAGCAACGTCGTAATGAGCTACGTTTCTTTACAGGTTCAAACCTAGTACAGGATTATCTATACAGCTTGACATCTATCGGTAACGGTGGAACTCCAGAAGACATTGCATCTTCAATTCTTCGTGGAAATCCAAACGGACCAGCAGGTGCACCAGGCGGTGTAATCCCATTCGCATTCGGTATTCCAGTAGTTGAGGTTCCTCTAATTGATGAAACTCGTACTGGTGATTACTCAGGTGCAACAGGACAACATGGAGACATTCACTTGTCTTTCGCTAACAACTTTGTTGTTGGTGTAAAGCGTGAAATTCAAGTTTACCGTGAGTTCAAGCCAAAGAAGGACACAATTGAATACACAATGTTCATCAGAACAGGGTGTGCAATTGAGAATCCAGAGGCATTTGTTGTGGTTAAGAACGTAAAAGTTTCAGCCTAACAACCCTTAAAAACTAAATAGTCTATTGGGGAGTCCGAAAGGGCTCCCCTTTAGTCATTTTTGATGCTATAATTAGTAAAGAAAAGACGAGAGGAGAATTAATGTCTTTCAATAATATGAGGCTTGAGGAGCTTCAAAAGGTAGCAGAAACCTTCGCTGTAGATCACCAAACTGCAAATAATAAAGCCGACCTAGTTGCACTTCTTACAGAAGAGGGCATAAGCTTTGAAATGTATGACAAGTTTTCAAATGCCGAAAAGGTCGATCCAGAGCTGGCACCTGGTAAAGTTAAAGTTGCGCCAGAGGCCCCAACAGATGGTCAAGTTTTAGTAAAGATGGAGCGAATGAATCCTAGATATGATGTAAACGAGTTTACCTTTACAAAGGAAAATCCATTTATTGTTATGTCTGAGTCAAAGGCCCAGGAAATTTTTGATAGCCAAGAAGGATTTAGGCTAGCTACACCCAAGGAGGTTCAGGAGTTTTATTCCTGATTTAAATGGAGTTATACACAGGCCTTACCCAAAAAATATACTTAGATGTATATGAAGACGGTGAGTTAAGAGCAACAGATACAAATCCAGTTGTTACCATATATGATGGTACAACGGATGTTCAATTGTTCAACGCTTTTGCAGAGCCAGAGCTAGATGACGAAGGTCATTATGGATTTTCAATATTAGACAATTATCTAACTGTTGATAAAACAATAAAGGCTGTATGGTCATATGCTGTAGACGGAAACGTTATGCAAAGTATTAATTATTATAATGTGGTAACTCCATATATATCTATATCCGAGGCTTACACAAAGTTACATATAGGTAGAGAAATAGGTGATGCTAACTATAAACCATTTCATGACTTAGCCGAAGCCGAAAGGTTTGCTAGGTTTATGATTGAAAATTATACTGGCCATAAATTTGGAAAATATGACGGTACTATAACAGCATACGGTCAAGATTCAGATGTCCTATTCCTTGGGGAAAGAATTATATCTTTTAGCCAACTAAAAGAAAACAACAAGGTTGTTGTTAATACGGCAAGCAATATAAACGTATTTGGATACCCAATAGAAATAACTGAAACGAATCATTCTATAAGAATTTACTCTACTGATGATATATCTGAGGGTGGTCAAAAAGACCTAGTTTACCCTTCTAAAGGTAGTTTTTTAAATGGATACAGGTATGATATAACTGGCGTATTTGGGTGGAAATCAGTTCCAGAAAAAGTTCAATTGGCAGCACTAATGCTAATGAAAGATTATTTTGGTAAAGATAATATTTGGAGAGCCCGATACGTACAGAACATATCATTCGGCGATACTGACATAGAGCTATCAAAATTAGCATTTAGGGGAACAGGTAATTTCTATGTAGACAAGCTCCTAGATGAGTACAAGTCTACAAGCATGGCGGTAATCTAATGATCGGGTATTTTGCTGTAGAGGCTAAATATGCCATGAAGTTAGATATTTATCGTGTACAGATCTCACAGGATCCCAACAGCGGAGAGATAAGACGTCAATGGGCATACACAGAAACCATACCATGTCTTGCAAAGTCTATAATTTCTACTGGAGTTAGAAGTCCATCCAATGATAGAACTGTAGATTCAAGGTATATGGTTGAAGAAATTATTAAAGTAAACACACTTTCTAAACTTCCAAGAAATGCAAAGATTAGCAATGTAAGAGATTTAGACGACAATGTTATTTGGGAAGAGGCAGAAATTTCTGGAAGCCCAGCAACCATATTTGAAGTGGTAGGATCCACTCCAATAATTGACGGGTTTGGACAGACCTTAGAGTATGAAAGTACTTTACAGAGGAGCGACATTCAGAATGCCCTCACTTAATATAAAATCCGATGCATCAAATATAATACAAAATGCAACAGCCTATATGCAAGGCATTGCACAGGCTCCAAATACCCCTGCCGTAAATAATGAAATAGGAGTTGCAATTACAGCAATTGCACACAGATCATTGTCTAGATTTATTGATACAGAGGCTAGACTTAGCCCATCATCAATGCATCACGTATATGAATGGAACCAGGTTGGTAAACCATTAGGTAGGTTGTGGAAGCTAAACTCAACATATAAAACAGGAACTATTACACTTTCTACAAACTTTAAACAATCCAGAACTTTTGTACCAATTAAAAATGGAACATCAAGAAGAAGTAAGTTTACATTTAAAGCAGATGTTATGGAAAAAGGAAGATCTGTAAGAATAACTCCTAAAAAAGCAGAAGCTTTATTTTTTTATTCCTCAAGCGGGGATCCAGTATTTATTCCAAAAGGTAGATCTGTTGTTGTTAAGTCTCCTGGTGGTAAACAAGTTCGTGGAGCGTTCGGTAAAACCATGGACAGGTTTAAGATTTCAAATAATTTAAATATTGATATAGAGGCATCTGGAATAATAAAAAGACTGGAGCTTGCACAAAGGATGGCAGCCTCACAAACAATACTTGGGCTGTCTGGATCATCAAAATCTATGATGGCTGGAATTGCTACTGCAAATACCGCAAGACATATTAGGCAAGTAACAAAAGCCTACGCATTATTGGATGGTGAAATAATTGGCTGATTATAGTAAAGGTGCTGTATGGGAAGTAAGAAAGTTGTTATGGGCAGAACTACAAGCTGCTGGAATATTGACTGCTTCTGACTATAGAGAAAATAACGTTAGTTATATACCAATCATACCAATTCAAGAGCAGGATACTTTTAAAAATAAGTTTGTTGTTAATAGAGAAACTCCACTGCCATACATCGTTTATGATTTGGATATAGTGGGATATGATACGGATTGGTTTATATGCCATGAAAGATTAACATTTAAAATATATGCAAATTCATATAACACCGTAATAACAATAACTAACCTTATGGTAGATTTATTTAGAAGATTTGACGACAGTGCCAAAACTATGAATTCCTACGCAAAAAACCTGGACCCAACAACTCCTTTCAAATACCATTACTTTACCCTGGCTGAAGCAAATTCACCCAACCCAGCAGAAGAATTGGCAGGGCGTCTGGAAGCAGATATAGCAATAACTTACTCTTATTCCAGAGATTTAGACCAGAGCGGAAGATTTGCCTAATAAGGCTGATTCGGCTATGATTAGATATGAGGAAATGCCGCAAGCCACATTCCATAAAAAGGAGGAGGTGAAATAAAATAAATGGCAACTAATGTTCGTAATATTATTATTGGTGCAGCTAGAATTTATATATCAAAAAAAGATTCAACATCAGCTGATTGGACAGATGCATACCAAGATGGATTAGATCCATTCACAGTATCACCACAACCAACAGGATCATACGCAGCTTCAACAGGTACTGGAGGAGCACTTGACTCAACAAAATGGTCAGAGGTAGGATTTACATCTGATGGTCTAAGAGTTATGTATGAACCAACATACGGTGAGGTAGAAGTTGATCAACAGTTAGACGTTGCAAAACTTTTCAAGTCTTCACAACGTGTTATGCTTTCAACAACACTTACAGAAGGTACACTTCGTAACCTTCTAGTCGTATTCGGTGCATCCGAGGATGACCTAAAGACATACGATGCAGTCCCAGACTCACGTTTGGACTTATCAATCGGTGCTCTTAACGCAGAACCAACAGAACGTCAATTCGTCGCAGTTGGTAACGCCCCAGGCGCAACCGTAGGCGGAGTAGCTAAAGACCGTGAGCGTATTTACTACGCACGTCGTGTTCTTTCAGTAGAAGCATCTGAGCATGCTTTGACCCGTAACGAGGCAACTAGATTCCCAGTGACATTCCGTCTCTTGGGTGATCCACGTTACTCAGATACATATGGTAGAATCGTTGAC